CTATCAATATCTCGATAAATTCCAGTTTCAACACGTTGTAAAAATGTGTCTTCTGTAATGTCTTGTACTTCAGTTACACGTGGTGATGTGTAAAAGTTTGTGGATGCGTAAGGCAAAAGAATATTATCAATTGCAACCCATTCACAAGTTGGTCGTTTTTGTTCTATGTCAAAACGCCATTTTAAAAACTGTGAGCCACCTAGCGGCAATTGAGTGAGCAATTGCTCCATCTCATCGCGGTATTCTGGAATCTGTTCTGATAACTGCCAGTTAAGAAACTCTACCTTACGAGCAGCTGCTTCTTCTTTAATATTGTCTGCTTCGCCTTTAATGTTGGATTTAACAATTCCATCGGGCGGTAATAATTCTTTGGAGGATGACGCAGCGAAATCAACGCATGCCTCAGCCATAACAGGGTGGACGACTTTGGAGGCTCCGTCAAACGTGGCTCCCCCGGGCGCGTCCTTGCCGAGGCCAGTGCGACGTAAACCTTCTTCGTATTGTTTATCACGTTGTTTACGTGACTCTTGGTCTACATCAATATAGTCTAAGTATTCAATTGCTAACGATTGCAAAACATTTTCGTCAAGTACTTCAGCTAAGTTAGCATAAAATTCTGGATTTTCGTTTGGAGATTCTTTTGGTCTAAAGTTTACAACAACAGAACCATCGTCTAATTCAATTACTTCTTCCTCAACTTCGCTTGGATCAAGACCCAAAGCATCCTCATACATTTGCATTTCTGCATCTTGTTCTTGAGCATCTTGGATATTTTCTTGTGTTTCAAGACCTGGCAAATTTGAACCAGTTTGAAGTGGGAATAAAGGATTTGCCATAAATTATTTGCGCTTCAATTTTTTGTATATTGTTTTGGCTGTTTCGCCAGTTTTACCTAAACCAAGCAAAGCTGTGTTAAACGCCACAGTGTTAGCTGCATTTTCTGCGCGTTCTTCAGGAGTTTCTGCTGGAGATAAATATCCTTGCAATCCACTTAATCCTGTTGTTGCTAACCAATTAGCTGCACCAGGTTTCATGGCGCTACCAACTTTTAAAACTCCTGTTGTAGCAGGGTCCATCATAGCCCCACCTAGTTCGCCAACAGCAGCGCCAATAGGTGCTGTTTGACCAACACCCTCTGTAATTTGTTTCATTGCGTTTGCTGGATCTTTGTAGCCCAATAATTGTGCTATGCCAGCCATTGTGTTTCCTGCGCCCATTCCGGCTGTTGCTGGAATAGCTGCTAAATTATGTAAAATGGTTTGTAATGTTTTTATTTTGCCTGTTGCCTCTGGTCCAAGATAAGATCCTGATACAGCGCCCCCCATTGGATCATATTGTACACCACCACCATCTGCAAATCTTTGAGGTTGGACTCCGCTGGCTATTAAAGCTGCAAGCATGTCATTTGGAGACATGTTTGGCTGACCACCAGCTGATAAATGCGGTATTAATCCCGCCTCTTGAAACAGTTGCTGTTTAGGCGTTCTTAGCATACCTGCGGACTGCGGTATGGCACCTGCTTCTTCGAGCAGCTTTTCGTGGGGGGTCTTAAGATAATCCATTCTAATTATAATAATACAAAAAAATAAGCAAATCCGCCCTATTGGCTGTAAGGATTGGCAAATTTACGGTGATCATTGTCCGCGTAATCATAATCCCGAGCGGGTAGTGGATCTAACTGCAACCATCCAGAATCCCTTAAAACACGCAAAGCCTGGGATAATGAGTCAACATAGTCATCATGGCCGCCCGCCTCTGGAAACGAACAAACCTGGCGTAAAAAGCGTTTTGACCAGTCCGCAAAGTCACCCTTTTGTTTGGGATCTTCAGGAATGAATACTTTACCTTTGGCTACCAATGGAGCCACAATGTTCAGGCGTTGTACTTTATCAGCACGTCCTGGGTTATACCCCCTTACCTCAATTCCAGAACCTTGAAGTTCTTGGATAAGGGAAATACCAGCGGATTTATCTTCCATAAGCACTAAATCAGCCTTACGTCCTTTACCGAAGTCATTATCAGCACCATAGACAACTTCTTTATAATCCTCAATCACTTTGCGTCGTAGCTCTGGATAGGCTAAGTGGTTGTCCCATGAGTCTAGCAAAATAACGCAGGTTCCAGCGTCTTCTCTATCAAACACACCCCAGACAGTGCAAGCTGTTGGGTCGTTCATAGTCTTTTCAGAAGTGGCTGGATCGTATGAGGCAATAACGTATTCTAAGTTTGGAGTAGGTTTATTTGCGGGCCACATACGGAACTGCTTACGTTTGATAATACCAGCCTGTTCTGGATCAAGAATCTCACCATAAATCTCTTGGCGACCAATATCGGTGCCATCGTATGTCTCTAGCTGTTTAAAGAACGTTTCGGAGAGGTTGGCCCTATTGTCGTACGAGGACGCGTTGGCAACGTAGACGTCACCCCCGACTTTGCCCTCGTTAAGGTCGACGATAAGCTCTTTTGGCTTTGGGGTTGTGGTGATAATTTGCTGGACACGGGGAAGCCGGGGATCTCGCAGACGGAGGGTAAACTGTACTCCATCGTATGCCTCGTCAATATAGTCAAATGCACACAACTCGTCAAACCAAGCTCCATGGTACTGTTTACCACGATAGCGTTCTGGTTCTGATGCTGGAATCCCTTGAATAAGAGATCCGTTTGTAAGGGTAATTTCAAAGAGGGACTTGTTGTAATCTCGTATAAGTGACGCGGGTATGATATTGAGAAGACCGGAGTCTCCTTCGAAGCAAGTTGCACGGATATCATTAGAGGTTGGGGCGGTGACAAGCCAGCGTGTGTTGTTGTAATTCCAGGCCCTAATGCCAATCCAATGACTAGCAGTGTGCGTCTTGCCAGATCCCCGGCCAGCGAGCATAAGGAATGTGTCATATTCGCCACCTTGTGGTTCTTTTTGATGTGGGAGTGCCTGTATGGCCCATTTGATTTGCCATATTGCAGCGTCAAGCTGCTGCTGGGGCCAGTGTTTGCGGGCATCCGCAAATTTTTTGAGTGTAAGTTCTTGTTCTTGGGTTAACTGCATGGAATAAAGCCTTCTCCTACTAAGATAGTACTATCTTCACCGTCAGTCTCGATATGAATACAAGACTGTCCTGGAATGGGCGTAATACTGGTTATGTACCTTCTCGCATGATGAACCTTTACAGGTGGCGAGATTTGATTTGGTAACAATTTACTGCGGGATTTAAAAAATAATACATAATTCTTTTTATATTCGTCGCCGCGAATACGGGTCCTACAAGCAAGTGACTCAACCAGGCCTTGAATTAAAGTAATTGTGCCTAAATGTTTACTGGTAATCCGAAATTTATCTGTCTTTTCAGAATATTGCCTGTTTTTTGCGCACAATATTCCAGATAAAAGCTCGACTCTTTGCTCTTCTGATGCAAGAATGTAGTTATTTGGTATAGTCTTTGGGATATTTGGGATTAACTGCGACTCAATACTAGGAGTTATCTTAAAATCTCGTTCGCCATTGGGTTGCATCCTACCAAATTTTAACTTATAACCATAATCTTTAAGTTTTGTTGTCACAAATTCAAAAACTTCTTTGGGGGCTGTTAGTCTGCTGTGTGCTCCACGGGCAAAAAACCAAAACCCAAATACAAATGGGGGTACTGGCAGATCCTGATGTGGTAGCTGCAAGGGTTTTGTTGTGGGAACTGAATACAACTTACTGTTTGTCTTACTAATAAGCGAGGTTTCCAACAGATCTTGCACAGCAAAATGCTTTAATGGCCTGCGAAACTTATGGACACCTTTATATGTCTGCAAACGGTTACGGTATTTAGGGGTCTCACACATAAATCCCAAGTGAATATCCCCAGATGCCGTTAGGTAATCATCAAACATTACCTCATAGCAGTCGTCCGCCCGGTACTCTTGCACCAGTTTAACCTTAACTAATTTTCCGTTTTGATTAAATACATAATCGCCTGGCTTTAATTGGTAAGCATATTTCCAATAGTCAAGCGTTAGTATTTTCTCCATTGCTATTATTGCCATAAAAAGTATCGGCGACCCATTGGTCTAACCAGCGCCCTAACGGCGCTCTTATCCTATTTTGTATTTGAATTGGGAGTCGCTGTATAACAAGCGGCTCGGAAGTAATACTAAGACGAAACTGCAAATACTTTTGTGTGTCTTGATCCAGTATTTCTGCCGGAACGTCAACCATTTCTAAAAAGTCTATGTTGCATACCAAAACTCGAAGGCCTACAAACTTTCCTTGCGCGTTTTCTAATGCTCCTTGAATTTGGTACACATATTTGCTCATAATTACAATAATGCAAAAATCAAAGACTTAGCGTCCCATTTTTACAAATATACCCGTTTGCTCCTTGGGTTGCTAGGGTTGCAAGGCTTATTTCCAGTTTTATTCAGACGCTTACGCTTTTTTTAAAAAATTTTAAAAAATAGTAAAAAGGGGTTACAACCCTAGCAACCCTAGGACCAAGTTTGTAAGTTATTGATTTTAAACGAAACAGATGATAACCATTTTCAATTAAAATCAAAAAACCCGCAGGAGTAAAGGAGTTGGTGGAAGTGCTTGATTTGTAAGGAAATTTTACAAAAAAAAATTTTAGAAGTCAACTTTTTGCAAAAAAGCCACAAGTTATAAAAGCTTGCGGTCTTTGGGGCCCCCGCCGACCCGCCTGGCATAGGACCCAAATTGCGGTGTGTGGTTTATAAACAACACCCCCTATTCCGCATTATGGTAACTCATTTTACTATGTGCCACACAGCCTAAGTGAGTACTCACTCACATAGCCTCGCGCCCCTTCCGCCCAATACGCAACTGACCTGAAGTAAGCACTTACTAACATAGCTGGGGCGCTTAGCACTCACTGGCATAGAGTGCTGATAATAGGGACAGAGTCACGGCACCCAGCCACATAGGTTAGTAGGCACTAACATAGAGTGGCGCGCCCACATAAGTTAGTAAGCATTTACTTCACACTGGCGCGGACTAATAACCTTACTGCAAGTAGGGGTATTATGGTGCAGTGCCACATAGGCTATTAGGGTAAGCACCTATTGACGGATTAAACGCGTTTTAAGGGGGCTAGGAGACGAGCAAGCAGGAGATGAGGCTACCCCCTTAACTAGTGGACGATCGCCTGTCTTCCAGTTAACACGGGGCTCTCAGAGGGATGCGCGCGCGAGGAGGCAAGGTGGAGGTGTGGCGTCATAATGGTTATGTTGAGCCCCCACACCATCCCACAATTCCCCACAGTTTAGTCAAGTATTCAGATCGCCAGCAAACCCAATAGATATAAGGCTGAGAATATATTTGCATAAAGGTGTTGACATTTGTTTGAAAAGCCGGATAATACAAGGTATCGGAAGTGCAGTGGCTAATCCACTCAACAGGTGACTAAGTACCAGCCTGTATAATCATGTGGCAGACCTCACGACAGGATGCGTGAGAGAAGAGTTACCGACGGAGTTAAGCAGTCTCAACAGTCGGCAGATAGTAATGCTCAGAGCTCATTGATACCAGTGAGCTCGAGGCAGTACTAACCAAACAATAGGAGCTATACCATGAAATTTACCATCGAACTAAACAGAGACGAGCGCTATTCATTGATCCGTGGCATTTGGGATCAAGAGTTCAAGATTAACTGCGAGCTCTCTGAGCTCTCTGCCATTGATTCTCAGTGGGCTAAGGACGAGATTGCAGTGCTTGAAAACAAGCGCAAACAACTGCGCATTTTAGCCCTCAAGATTGAGGGGTAACAGGTCGAAACCGCATGGGACTGCGGTCTACACGTTAAGCGTGTACTGATGAGACCAACCAACAGGAGCATATATGTACACAATCAATATCGGGCTCAACAACCCGTTCACAGGTAGGACTAACAGTGTTGACTTTACCCTCAGCAAGGCGCTCGAGTTTATCAGCGACATCACCAACGTACGGGTATCGTACGACGGCGATGAGCCCACAGTTATTATTCGGTACGCGTTCCACAAAAGCTCACTACTTGCTCTAGCGACTGCGCTAGATCAGGATTGCATAGCACAGTGGGATCACTTTATCGGCAAGGGCTCACTGATCGGCGATAAGGCTGAGGAGTGGGGTGAGTTTAACCCTGAGTTTTTCCAGTTACCATAACAGGTCGAAACCGCAGGGATGCGGTCTGCACGTGAGGCGTGCACTGATGAGACCAACCAATAGGAGTTACCATGAGATACAATATTTTAGAGATTGCACTGCGCGAGCTCAACCATCAAATAGTCAACGAGGTAGAATTTCCAATAGCATTTTATCGTGTATGTTGCAACCTCAAATTGACTAATGACGAGTGCAATGAATTACAATTTTCCTACGACCAACAAGGGGTAAAATAATGACACGCAACCACAGACTAGCATTTAACGCACTTAAAAAGATCGGCGCTCCAGTGTACGAGCGCAGTGACATTGAGAATTTTCAGATCAGCGCAGAGTCCAACAGCGACTATATTTGGGCTGATTATTATGAGGGTGACTACTTAGACGGGTATGAGTTTGGCGTGAGCCCGCGTATCATCAAGACCTTGGCTAAGTACAACCTCCGCGCTGAGTGGATAAATGCCGGAGAGCTCGGCGTGTACGAGGACTAAGACCATGACAACACTTACAACCAAGCTTTACGAAATCATCACTGAGTATCAGGGTGACGTTATCCCAAATTATATTGGCGTGATTGAGGGTGGCTGGGATGACCGGATCATCGACACCGATACTGACAATCGCGTGTTTTACTTTATGGATCAGGATGAGTTTGACGCGCTTACAGTTGGCACAGACATCACCGGAGACGGCGACGTTGTGACTGAGATTGAGCGCGAGCCATCATACATATTTGAGGAGCAGGTATGATTAGAGTACAAACCCAACACAAGGGCGATGCCATGCTGTTTTTCCGGCGCGATGGCACCAGCGCCCTGCACCCGTACGAGTTTAACCACAAGGGTGTTGACTACTATTTGCTCGGTGGTGTATACTACGACCTCGAGCAGGATTTAATTGACAGAATATTTGGAGAATAATTATGGCTAGATCACTTAACTCAATCTGCCGTGCCCGTGACGAGGCGCGCTATGTATCACGCAGTTGGAGCAACCACTCCACGCCTGACGTGCCAGGTTACGTACACTTTGACGCACCCAAACCAAAATCACCCGATGACATCATCGAGGTGTATCAGATGGGTGCTGATGGACTATTGCACGCGACCATGATCACACGCGCTCAGCATGAGGCTGAGGTCAAGGCTATGAACGACGCGTTTGACGCTAAACAAAAAGCAAAGGGGTTATAATGATCACGGCATACTTTAGAGACGATAAGGGGCAAACCCTTGTCATTGATGCACCAACCTTTGTCAAAGCATACGCGCAGGCACTTTACCAGGGGTTTTATGTATACGACTATGATATTGAGGAGTGGCAGTCGGAGGACGAAGAGTACCATCGTATCGATCAACGACTACGATCCAATGGATCATTTTGGGGGAGTAAATAATGGGAGCACTGTATGACTTACTACTAGCAGACGAGTATCGCACGACCATCTACGCGCATGATGAGCAGGACGCGTGGGAGATTGCCAATAGATGGTACAATAACCCTGAGCAGGCTAAGATTAAACTACATGAGGAGCAAGTATGAATATTACAATGACACTAGAGCAATTTAAATTGATCAGCAGGCTGGCTGATTTTGCTGAGTATTATCTTGACGAGCAAGAGCCGAGTGGTGATCAGTACAATTCAGACGCGGGCGAGATTGAAATGGCATTATCCGCCTTAAATGAAGTTAACAGACAAATTCAATTTAGTTAGGAGCAAGTATGACATTCACAATCAAAGACGTAAACAACATTGAGACCGATAGCGAGATTGTAGATCCGGTGGACTACTACACATCCATCCAGCGTGCCATCAACGCCGGAATGTGGTCAATGCAGGGGTCGTACGGTCGTGCCATGATGGACGCGATCAACGAGGGTAAGTGTTTGCTTGGACTTAAGGCATCACGTGACTACTGGGGCAATACCATCCCATCACGCCTACAGGTTAAGGACAACGCTAAGGGATCGTGGGAGTACGTGAAGAATAAGAGCGGTATTGACTGGGCTACTAACATGGCAGGAGTGAAATAATGACGACATATTACTACGGCAATATTGAGATGGGCAATTTTAGAATCGGTGATGGTGAGCCGAGCCCATTGGCTATTATCCATCGTGTCAATGAGGTCAAGGAGTTTGACAGACCAGCGGAGGCATGGGAGCATTGGGTTAACTCTAACGGCGAACATGAGTCTTATATTTCTATTGACGCCATTGACGAGTTTGGTGTACAATACGAGCTCGTATTCAAACAACACAGATAGGAGAATTAAATGTTAAATATTATTGACCAGTACGGATCAGTATCACAACAGATTGCTGAATTAGAGGAGATCAAGTCTAAGCTCAAGGCAGAGCTCATCGCTCGTGGTGTTGGCACCTACGAGGGATCACAGTTCTTTGCCGAGGTGCAAGAGTATGACCGTGAGAATATCAGCGCGCCACTGGTACGCAAATTAAGTAACGAGGAGTTTGTAAAGTCAGTAACAACCATTCAACACATCAAGGCAGTAGTAGTCAAACCACTGGAGGCAGTATGAAAACAAGACAAGAGATGGTGTACGATTTTATGCGGTCACTTAGCTCCAACGCATCCATATTCGATGACTGGAACAACGGCGAGTATGAATTAGGTGGTTATGGTGAACACGTTAAGGCACTGGCTGAAGAATTAGCCGATACATATTTAAGACAGGAGGCATAATGGACTTAAACAATGATGAATTGGTCAGCGTGTTGCGTGCTCTGCATTGGCACGTTGATCGTCTCATAAATACAGACCAGTACGTACGAGACCAAAAAGACTTAGACGATAGCGTAACAGCACGGGATAAGTTAACCAGTGAATTAAAACGTAGGGCTTATATTAAATAGGAGAAACATAATGCACGGACTAAACACAATTAAAAGACTTAATCAGACAGAGCAAGACTTTATTGACCACGTCTTATCCACACCAATCAAGGACGTAAACCTATTGGAAGTATGGCATGAGTGGAAACAGGAGCAGGCACGTGAGCTAATCAGTCACGAGCAGGCATTTAGCAACATCACACGATGAGCCAGTACAGATACATACTGATTGACGAGTTTGGAGCGCCTCTAAGGCGTTTTGCCAGTAAAGTGGAGGCTACCCCCTACCTTACTGCTGGAACGCGCTTACAGGCACTTCCTCGTCAGCCTAAGGCTGATCCATACCAATTAGCGTCGACCATATTACAGGAGGCACCGTTTTGAAGATTATCGGATTTCTTATCACGCTTGTATCAGTATTCTTAATCAGCGAGGGCAGTACAGATCCCAGTGATTACCTATGGCTAGTCATCGGCATTTTATTTTTGTACCCGCAAATCATTGGAAGGGTCTTTAATGGCAAGCAACAATAACGACATCAAGAGCGACTACCTAAAATCCCTATACGGTATACCAACACTATCAACACAGGAGGAGCACAGACTTGCGCAGTTAATTGCGGAGGGGGATGATGAGGCACTGGAAAAGCTTGTCACTCATAATCTACGCTTTGTGCCACACGTTGTCACTAAGATGCCAGCGTGGCAACATAGCAAGATGCCGATGGAGGATATTCTAGCCATTGGTAATGAGATGCTACTAATCGCCGCCAAACGCTGGAAACCGCACGCCAATGTGCCATTCGCTGGATACGCTCGCCCGTTTATTGAGCGTGGTGTACGCAGGGAGCTGGACAATACCGCGAACATTATCCGGCTACCGGTCAATATTATGGAGGCGTTAAAGCGCATGAATTATAACGAGCGGGCATTGTTGCAAGTCTTAGGACGTAAGCCAACGGTCGAGGAGTTAGCGACCATGTTAGGCACGACCACGGCTAGGATACACCAGCTCAGAGGGTTTATATCCCGTGAGCCAATTAGCCTGGACAATATTGAGAACGAGAAACATTTTGAGGAGAGTGAAGAATGACAACATTTACAGAAGAGCAAGCCAAGGCATACCAGCGTTTTATCCTTGCACGTGACAAGGTAGGACTAGTACGCACAAAGGGCTATGCCAAACGCAAATGGATCCGTTGTGCCGACTATGACACGGTGGACATTGCGGGTATGAACCATCCCATGTTTGCCCTAAACGAGGACTGGCAGGAGTACAAGGAGGCATCACTTGCATGGTGGGCAATCGAGCCTGAGTTTAGAAAGAACGAGCGTATGAGCGCGATCCGTGGTGACTACGGTGCCAGTGATAGCTGGAACGAAGAGTCTCCAAGGGTACGTGACACTTACTCCATATTGGAAGGGAGCGTAGAATGAGAAAGGTAATCCCAAGTGACGTGTACGATAGCGAGGGTAATCTTACGCGTATAGACTTTTATACCGAGGATGGTAAGTGCGAGATTGACGCATTGTGGGATCCATCCGACCCTCAGGACACAGAGCATCGTATTGCCTTTAGAAAGTGGGCGTACGACTTCATAGAGCGTAACAAGGAATACAAGGTGGTGGTATGATGGACGACTTTGACCCATGGTTTAAGCTTTTCCTGCTATTTGTGGCTATATACTTTTTAGGGCATATAGTGGTGGACTTACTATAACTTTTAGTTATAAGCTCCTAGGGTTGCTAGGGTTGTGAGGCTTGTTTCCAGTTCTCACACCCCACACTTCGTTTTTATTTTTTATTTTAAAAAGTAATAATAAGGCGTGCAACCCTAGCAACCCAAGCAGAAATGCTCTAAGTCCTTGATTTATATAGGGTACCCACCCGCAGGAGTAAAGGAGTTGGTGGAAGTACTTGATTTATATAGCTTTTTTATTTATTTTATATGGTGAAATGCCAACACACCATATTTTGCATTATTGTATCTGACTAGAAAGGATTACATGAGCGACACCAAACCATACTGCCTACCAGTACAACTCTCCAACATTCCCATCGAGCTGCGTAAAGTGGCGCGCTGGGTGATGTGGTCATTTGTACAGGTGGGCGACGGTGACAGTAAGAGATGGGCTAAGATGCCCCTGCAGACCAGTGGCAAGTCAGCCTCATCCACCAATCCAGCAACATGGACAGACTTTATCAGCGCCGAACAGGCGTACAACACCGACAAGTTTGACGGCATTGGCTTTGTGTTTAACGAGGACGATAACCTAGTCGGTATCGACCTTGACGATTGCTTTAATGGCACCGAGGGCGTTTTCATAAATGCTGCAATGCAGCAATTAGCCAGCCAAGTTGATGGCTACATGGAGATCAGTCCATCGGGCACGGGTGTTAAGATATTCACCCGCTCCGAGCCGTTTGCATCACACGCGGATCACTCAATTGGCTTTGAGGCGTACAGTAAGGGGCGATTCTTTACTGTTACAGGTCAGCACATATCCGGCACCATACCAGCAGATGCGCAGGACTTGACCAGCATTATCCCTGAGCGCACCATGCGCTCGACAGGCGACGCGTTCGGTGACTACGTGGCACCACTAGAGGACTACGACATCACACGCGTTGAGAGTGAGATCTTGGCGCATATTAACCCTGAGTGTGGCTACCATGAGTGGCTTAAGGTAGGCGCCATCCTGCACCACCAGTTTCATGGTGATGTAGAGGCGTGTGAGGCATGGGATCGTTGGAGCTCGACTGGCTCGTCCTATACATCAACAGGCGACTACTCGTGTGAGAATAAGTGGAGGACGTTTAAGGGATCGGGTGCCACACTGCGCTCACTCCTATTCCAGGTCAACCAGCAGGCACGTACACAGGCGCTTGCACGCGGTGAGATTATCCTTGACAACGGCGCGATGAACCACGCCCGTACGTTCTTGGACAATTACTACACCAGCGAGGAGGGCTATAAGTTAGTGCATTATGCCGATGACTTTTATATCTACGTAGGAA